AGTTTCACGACTCTGGTTGTCTACTTTAGAAACACTTGAAAGATATGATTTATTTGAATCAACTTTCGTAACCCAAACATCACTGTTTGATATATTTACTTCAGATATCTTTTGTCTTCTATTTGAGATTACTGATGTATAATTCTTGTCTTCATACCCCAATTGTCCAGCGACCGCATAAACAAAGAAACCTGTTCTATCACTAGAAGAACCCAAACCATCGTTTCTATTTACAAGTGTAAAGTTTTTAGAAAGATTTGGTTCATCTTCGTAAATTGTATCTGATGTCTGGTCTAAAACAACACGCACAGCCTCAAAGTTTCTAGTGGTACCTGCAATTGGTGTGTTAAATGAATAATTTATGTTTTTTGCACTTGAAGCCTCATTTATTTCATACAAAGAATAATCTATTTCATCGACTGATAACGTAGATGCTGGATTTTGAATTTTTGTATTTCCAGCGAATGAAGAGTTTAAAATACTAATAAAGTTCTCATACCAGTCAGCATTGTTGCTGTCGTTCCAATTTATAGTTTTGCCTGCTAGAGATACTCCCTCGTTGTCTAACACATCCTCGTTTGTTGAAACGCTTGAGATTTTCATAAATCCTTTTGCGTTAATTGGTCTAGTTTTATTATAACCCAGAGATTTAGCCATTTGAAGAATGCTGGCTCTACGTTCAGCAGTGTCCATAAAGTTTTCACGGGTATTCATATCTAGTCTGAATGATAGACTGTGTCCCATGTATGCAACTAAATCTAAGATTGCGATAAATTCAGAACTTGCTACGAAGTCATTAAATTTTTCAGGATAAGTTTGTGCTGTGTAATCTAATAAGGCAGTTCGGATAGTGTCGAAGTCATATGCTTTAAGACTGATATTTGAAAATGCAGTATATACTGCTGTCCAACTTTCACTTGCGAATAGATTGTCTGTACGTTCTTGGCTCATAATTGTCTCTCTATTATTCTCTATCTAAGTCTATACTTAATTCTACGGTTTCGTTTGATGGTAGAATTTCAATTCTTAACATAGCGTTTATTGTGTGGTCCGAGTCTGTAACTTCACAACTAACATAGTTAACTCTCGGGTCATCATTTATAATATTTGTTAAATCTTCTTTAATTAAATCAGTTGTTTCTTCAGTTAATGGCTCGAATTTCATTTCATGGATAATCGACCCATAATTGGGCAACATCACACGTTCGCCTTTACGGGTCATGATATTATTCATGAGGTCTTCAATCACTAAGTCTTTGTCTTGTAACTCGTGATTTATTGCATTTATATTTTTGGTACTAAACCCTGCGAATGTTGCCATAACTTTTATTTTCTCTGTAGTTTATGTTACATGTATTTATCTCCACATAATATTCGTAGTTTTTATGTTGACTTTTGGGTTTAATAATGTTATTATACATATAAATAATAGCAATAATACCACAAGGATAACATCTAATGCCAAATTTAGTACCAATGGTCGTTGACCAATCAGCAAATGGAGAGCGTAGTTACGATATTTTCTCTCGTTTATTAAAAGAAAGAGTTATATTTTTGACTAGTGAGGTTAATGACTATCAGGCAGACTTGATTTGTGCCCAGTTATTATTCTTAGAAGCAGAGAATTCAGAAAAAGATATTCATTTCTATATCAATTCACCAGGTGGTGCAGTGACATCTGGTATGGCAATTTACGACACAATGCAGTTTATTACATCTCCAGTGTCAACTACTGTAATGGGCCAAGCATGTAGCATGGGTTCATTACTTGCTCAAGCAGGCGCTGAAGGTAAACGATATGTATTACCAAATAGTCGCACAATGATTCATCAGCCAAGTGGCGGAGCAGGTGGACAAGCAACTGATATGGAAATTCAAGTTAAAGAAATTCTTAAGATGAAAGAAAGACTTACTGGAATTTATGTATCACACAATACTGCCGGAAAGACATTTGAAGAGTTGACTGAAGCGATGGAGCGAGACAACTTTATGTCTGCTGAAGAGACTGTTGCGTTTGGACTAGCAGATAAAGTTATAGATAAGCGTTAAACACCAGGAACATAACTGAACATTTGGGCAGTTTTCATCTTTCTTTGTGCCAGTTTATCATTTACTTTGCCATTCTTTTTTATATTACTTTGAATTTCATCTGTTACTGAATACCAGTCTTTTGCATTTATAAGTTTTATGATTGGGCTATTTTCTATCGCACTTACGCCTTCATAAAAAAAGTGATATAGTAACGCATCATAATGTGGTTGTGCAATCTTTACTTTAACGAATTTCTCTAGTACATTTCCAATATTTCTTAGTTGTTTCTCTAAAATAAACCGAGAGGCACCAAGTGTTATCTTGTTTGTTGATATATCTACACGAGTGGAAGCCACAGTAATATATCCATACTCTATTTCAGTATCTGAGATATTATAATTATATCCTATTACATTATTAACAATTGTAGTAGTTGGGGTGTTATCTAGTATAATCGCATCTTTGCTCACTGATGAAAATGTTAAATCTTTCAAGTCACTAAGTTGAACCCGTATATGAGAAAGAATATAATTTGGATTTCCATTTTCGTGGTAATTTGTACCTAAAAATGTGCCAACATCTGTTATAACATTTAATGGCATTTGTATATAATTTAGCAATGAGCCTTGTCTTTTATCGTATATCATGGTTTACTCCATATTCGCTTTGCCGTCATCACTTGCTTTTGATATAGCAAATTCACTAGTTGTTAATTTATTAGCATGAGGTCTAATGAATGGCTCGTGTGTTGGCATCTCAGAAACTATTGTATCTTTAAGTTTTGTTGATTCTAAGTTTTCATCGATATCTGGTTTGTCAGTTAATATAATAAGTTCTGATTTTGGTGACTCCGGTCCATTTAGATGTAATAATCCCGCTGTGGTTACTCTACAATCTACACCAACATTGATATTCATCATTGCTTCACTTTGTAAAAATTGGGTGCCTTTGCTTCGTAAATGCAATTCTTTGTCTGAGTTAATTTTTGTATTACCTTCGATACTGTGTATGTTGATGTTCTCTCCTGCTTCCAGATTTATATTCTTATCTGCTCTCAAATTAAAGTCTTTCTGCGTTCTCATATTCAACGAGCCTTTCGCATATACCATAACTTCACCATTTGCTCCAATTTCTACCCATCCAGAGCCAGAACTATTGACTATGTAAATAAAGTCGTTTCCACCGTCTAACGTTACTGCCGCACCAGACGATGTTGTTATTTTTATTTGCTCAGGATGAATCGTACCATCATCTGCTACACTGCCATCATCTATAGAAATAGAACATCCACCAGAAGACTTTATTCCTGTTACTTTGGAATGTTGTGTTGTTTCGTATCCACCATCTCTACGAGAACTTGAAGTGGTTGGTCCTCTTAGTTGGTCAGAGAATGTTCCTTGATTACCGAGAATTCTATTAAATGCTGAGTTTGGTAATTCTTCTCCATCTATTTCGGCATCTCCTTCGTTGGCGACATCTTTCAAAACAGAAACACCTTCATAAGCACCTTCACCAATTCCAGAACCGTCAATCTGTGGATTTCCTAAAACACCGCCAGCAACTACATCTACTGTATCTGATGCTGTCGCAAACCAATATGAGTCATCTAAGGAATTATTACCTGCAAAGAATACCAGAATTTCAGTACCAGTCTTATCAGGAACAGTAAAAACTGCTCCAGTTTTTGCATGTTTAAATATTCTAGGCCTATTGGGTGTCATACCCAGAGAAGGAATATAAGCGGCTACTCTGCCTTGTCCCATTGGGTCAATCAAAGATTCGCCAGTTGAAATGTCTGTGGTAATAACGATTGCTTTATAAATATTACCCAACTTTGCCAGAATAGGATTTGCATTAATTGACTTCTTATCATTTATATTCTGTGCTAATGTGTTGTCTGCCATAGTTTAATTTCCTTACTTATTATTTGTTTGAATCCAAATAAAATACAGTTCTTTTGCCTTCGGCTTTGTATCCATCTGGGAATATAGTAACAAAACTCGGGTCTGTCATGTCTCCGACTTCTACCGCAGGAAACAAATCTGCTATTTTTACTTTTAGTTTGTCAAAATCTGGATTTTTATAATCTTGGTTGAATGTGTCTGAATATATTTCAAAGTATTTACTAGTGTTAGGAATTGTTATGCTTTCACCAGCGGCATCTATATATGTTAAATCTCCAATATTGTTCCAATTTTTTATAGTAAAATCACCATTTTCGACATCTGTGACATTAATTAATTCGTCATCTGGTAATTTCCTAGTTATCAACTCGTACATTTTTCTAGCCTCGTTGTATTGAGATAGTTTATCGCTATTCATCATAGCCCAACCAGTTGTAACACCAGCACTGTTTATCTTATCTCTTAAACTTCCTGGCATAATAATTTCAGTTGTGTCTAGTGGCAATGCTTGTTTAATCAAAAGAGGCTGTTTGGCTACTTCTATTGTTTCTTTTGGTTCTACTACTGTAACAAACTCTTTAACTCCATCAACTTCTAATGTTCTTACCGCAGTTGTAGTTGTGTCTGACTGATTTAAGAATTTCTGTGCTATTTCATGTTCAACATCCTCTAGTGTTTTTAAATCATCTTTTCTTTGTGAGTTATCAAAATAATAACCATCAAGATTTTTATTAAGTTCATCTGCCTCTGTTACTAAGGTATCTAATTCTGAGCCTAACTCTATATTTCGTATTGCACCCGTCAAGTCTCCTCTAATTCCAGAGTTTGTGTAATTTTCAATAGAATTTATACCATTAACATAGCCCTTAACGTCTTCCCAATCCTTTTCTAGCATACTATCTATTCTTGTTGTAGTTGAGATTTTTTTTAACATAGCATCATTCATTGCCGCTCTGGATTCTTCATCCATTGTTAGATTTTTTTCTATTAGTTCTTTATCTAACGCATCAGAACTTCTTTGATACCATTGTGCCGCTGCCGCCTCATCTATATCAGTATTTTCTAATATTGTATTAATTTCACCTGCTAACATATTAACATCATTTGCTTCGCCTATAGTTAATGTTTTTTCATTAATTTTTTTAAGTTCAAGTCTTCTCGTATCAGGATTAAATACTCTTTCGCTTGTTACTACCTCATCAACTTTTGCTTTAAACCAATGAGTATTTTTCCAGTCATTGTTTGAATTTGGATTATTGATTTGTTCAAGGTATTTCTTTTTTGTCCAGGTATATTCTGGCACACTAGATAGAACTTCTTTAACTTCTCCATTAACTAAAGATGTCGGAGTAGTTAATATATTATTACTAACAATTGCACCTTGAATCTGATTATTGACTGAGCCGTATGTTCCTGCTTTAATTTCATCTAAGATAATATTTGGAGTTCTTTCTCCTGTGTATTTTTCTACCCATGTTTCCACATCTTCTCTGTCATGTCCTGTAATATCTAATGAACCTTGTGCAACCGCAACTTGATATGCTGCCACCTCTGGCCGTGTTAATACAAAGTCTGGATTAGTAAGAGGGTCAGCAAGAACATCATTAAGATATTCTTCAACCTTGAATCTAGCGGTTGCTGTTCCATAATCTTCAGAAGATAGGCCAGGAACAGTAGCAAGTAAATTGTTTATAGACGCTCGTTGTTGGACACATGCATCGCCTCCTGGAGTTGCCTT